AGAAAGAAACTTGTCAAATATACTGAACAAAAATACGCCCACATAGATGGCTTAGGAGACTCAATTAGATATGGCATACACCACCTTTTCCCCATTCACCATGATACCATTGATATATCAGAGTATGTTAACTCTGACCAACGCTTATCCCGTAATAACATTCCTGGTGGCAAGTACATGCCTCATAGCCCTCTGTACCCTGGGGGTCCTACTTGGGAAGAAATAATAGAGGGTGAAGTACAAGACGATATTATGTCCTGGGACTAGTATAAATAGACTTAAGGAGATAATTTATGGCAGGTAAAGGAAGAGTTTCTATTGAAACACCTCAACAAAGATTTAATAAGAAGTATGTAATTAACGAATTAACAGATTGTTGGGAGTGGACACACGCACTTAACAATATTGGTTATGGAATGTTTCGCTGGGCAACTAACAAAATGCGTACAGCGCATAGAGTCAGTTATGAATTACACAACGGACCTATACCAGCAGGATTAGCAGTGTGTCATACATGTGACAATCCTAAATGTGTTAACCCAAAACATCTGTGGGCAGGTACATTAAAAGATAATGCACAAGATATGATTAGTAAAGGAAGAAATGGTCGCGGTATGTTAGGCAAAAAACATGCCTTAGGGACTTGCAAACATTGTGGTATCATTAAGCCAGTTAACACATTAGCAAAACACCACAATGATAAGTGTGAGAACAAGCCTTGAAGTATAAATACATTAAGCGCATGTGTTCCACACTCATATATGAGAGACAATAATCTATGAAAAATTCAGAACTCCTGAAGAAAAATCCAGTGTATAGCACTATCTATGACCAAATGATGGCATATCAATTGGCATACTTAGGTGGCTATAGTTTTAAGCAATATGTTCGTAAGAAACGCCCTAGTGAAGACAGCAACCTTTGGATTGACTTAATCACTAATACTATTGCACAGCCTATTTGCCGTTATGTTGTTGATACTATCAATGATGTACTGTTTGACCCAGGAGTTAAGCGTAACTTACAGTTCTGTACACCCGCTGGTGCGTTTATCAACCCTAAGAACACCGAATGGGCTGACTTATTCATGCTTGATGCAGACTTGAACAACAGTAGTTTGACAGGTTTTATGGAACAAGTAGGCGACCTTACATCAATCTACGGGCATTGCTGGATTGCAGTTGATATGCCACAAGAAGGGGACGGCACATTGGGTCGTCCTTATACCGTAGCAATTCAGCCCCTCAATGTTTGGGACTGGGAATTTGAATATTACGGTGGTAGACCCATGCTTAAGTTCGTAAAGATACTTGAGATGGAAGATGAAGAAAGTTATTACATCAAATGCTATCACTTAGGTGATGCAAGAACTCCTTCTTACTGGCGTTCGTATGAAGTTGAGAAGAATGCAAACAGTGCCCAGCCAGATGAACCAGCAGAACTTACTGGCGAAGGCGTATTCCCACTCGGCATGTCACTACCAGTGTTTATTGCGTACGGTCGTCGTGACCCTCGTCGTATTGATTTAGGTGTATCAGACATTGATAGTGCAACAGACGCTCAAAGAGAACATTATAAATTAGAATGCGAAGCCTACTCAGCAGTACAATTCGCACATACTTTGATTCGTGCTGATCCTGGCGTAAAGATTCCAGTTCACGCTGGTGCAATCGTTCGTGCTACTGAAGGACAAGTTGAAGCCATCACTATTGATACAGGTGATGTTGATACAATCATCAAAAAGCAAGATAACATTCTAGAACAAGTTGAAGCATTGACTGGCTTAGGTGGTTTGCGTACTAGTAAGAATCAAATCGCATCTGGTGTCGCAATCATTGAAGAACGCAAGCAATTGCACAGACTTGCAAAAGCAAAAGCCAGACTAATGGAAATCGCAGAAGAAACTATCTTTACATATGCCGCAAGATTTATGAACATGCGTTGGGCAGGTGAAATCCATTACAATACTGACTATGAAGCACATGATACTAACTATAGATTAGCATTGATTAAGGAAGCAAAAGCATTAGGTGCTGATGACCCAGTAATCAACGCTCTAGTTAACAGAGAGATTATTGGTATGCTTGCACCTTCTACTCAAATTACTGAGTATGAGCAAGTATACATTGACAGTATTCAAGACCCTGCACTAAAGGGCTTGATGACTTCAACCAATGAAGAAGTTCTAAGTCGTGATCTGATGCCAAGTATGATCCCTGTAGAGAGAGAATATGACGAAGAAGATAACAACATGGAAGAAGCCAGCAATGACGCTGGTGGAAACGATAGCAATGCTACATTACTTGGAGGAGCAGGTACGCCGATTCAAGATGTAGGTATGACTTACTACCCACAACAGGCAGTTGCTGTACAGTTAACTGGTATGAATACAGGTAGATAACAATTGTATAAATACAATACAAACTCGGTGATAACGTAAAATCAAAGGAACAAATAATGGATATTAAGAATACTTTCGTTGGCAACGAACAAGCCCCTGGAGCAACGCAGGATCACGCAGGTGATAACAATGCTGAACAGAATGTAAATGCAGGTGCTATTCGTAAAAGCACAACGAGTTCAATCTTAGGCGCCCTAAGCCAGGCTTCGGGTCAACAGTTTGAATCAGTAGAAGCGGCGTTAAGTTTCATTGCAAGAACATCTGCTCAAAATCTCGGTGGCTCCGAACAGCCGATTGAACAAAATACTGACAAGCGTTCAAATCGTGTTACAAACAATGATCTGCATGAACAGTTTAATCGTCTCCAACAGGACCTTAATGCTAAGGAACAAAAGTTGAGAGAAAAGGAATTAGACTCTGACATTCAGCGGGCAATGGCTGACAGATTTGACTCTGATCTACTTGACTATGCTTTAAACAAAGTTAAGTCAAACATTGAATGGTACAATGACGGTACCTATGCAATCGTAGATAACAAGGGTCGTGAACGTTATGGTATGGATGGCAATCCTCTAACAATCACTGGTCTCGTAAATGAAGTTGCTTCGGGTAATCCTAAGTTACTTCGTCAGGGTAGCGGGAACAGTGGCTCTGGTTTAAGACCTGGACAAGGTAGTTTTGCTGGTGCACTTGAAGAAGGCATTCCTGATTATACTCGTGATCCTGCTGCGTTTAACGCATGGGCTACGAAGAATGGTCTAGGTAAGAATGTCGGGCTTAAGGGCATGAGAGTATCAGCAACTAATTCTGCTCCAAGTCGTAAAATACTCTAAAATGCCAACTTAAGGAGAATTATAATGGCTTACGTATTAGGCGGTCCAAATAACGAAGCAGATGGCTTCACAACCGCAATCGCATCTTTCGCACTCCGTGCTATGCACGAATCAATCGGTCTTGTTAACATGACCAACGTTGTTACCCCAACACAGGGTAACGAATTCCTCGTACCAAACTTCGCACCAATCACATATGCTGATTACAATGCGAACGGAACTGGTGGTACTTGGGGAACAGGTAACGCTGTTGTTCAGAACCCATCACTTGGTCAAGGTTCTATCACTGCAACTCCAGCAGTTGCAACAACTGCATTTGACATCTTCTACGGCTGGACAACTTCGTTCCAGTTGGCTGCAACACTCGGTGGCGAACTCGGCGAATCATTCGCTGAAAAAGTTGACCAGCGTGTAACTGCTGCATTCTTGGATTTCAAGGTTGACCCAAGCAACACTTACTATGCAACTTCTGCTGACGGCTTTGACCGCGTATTGCAACTTGGTGCTATGGAACTTCTTCCATCAGGCGCAACTGCTGGTAACGCAACTGCAGGCTTCACTGCTGTTGAAGTACTTGAACTTGCTCGTCTTGTCAAGCAGAACTTCAAGGTTGCTCGTATGCCTGGTGCTCCAGTACTCGTACTTGACTCAAACGGCGACGATGGCGTTGTTGGTTCTACACTAACTCGCTTGCTCGGTGAATTGACCGGTGGTGCAGTATCTCAGTCAGGTGGTTCTAACCTTTCTGCTCTTGGTAACGAATTGCTTCAGTCTGGTAAGATTGAATCTGTTTATGGTTGCCAGATCATGTTCACAACCTTCTTGCAAACTGCAAGCCGTGAAATTGACGGTGTTGCTGCAACTGATTGTATCGTTGGTGCATACTTCGGTGACAGTGCATTGTTCACTGTTATGAAGGACGGACTACAGATCAAGCAGGGTGAAACTCCTGGTGGTCTCCAGATGTGGTTAACTGGCGTGGGCTATTTTGGGTCAGGCGTTGGCGATCTTCGTCGTGGTGGCGCAATCAACATTCAACAGGCCTAATCTAACTAGGGGGAGACAATTGGGTCTCCCCCATAACTAGGGAAATATAATATGTCAGTACCATATCAAAGAATCTCAAATGCAACTGTAGTAGATATTGCTTTCTATGATCCCGCTGCGGAACGTAGGGCTGCTGCATTAAATATTGATTGGGAACCATATTTCAAAGTAGGAAGTCAGGAATGGCTTTACAAAATGGAGTTTGGTTGGTGGCAAAACTATTGCGATACTGTTATTGGTGCATATTATTATGACAATCTGCCCGACGGTCAATTGATTTCAAGTTTCAATCCAAACTTGTTAATCAAAAATGATCAAACACTTATTCGTTTAGATTGCTTTGGCGCTATTCTCGTTTTCTATGAATCACTCGTAACTGATGTTTCAAACATGAACGAAGTAGACTTGCAGAACTACAACTTTGCAAAAGAAAGAGCATATAACGAATGGATTAAGGCCGGAGAATTAAGTAACTGGTATGACTTGTTCCAAGACGCTCCCAATGGTCCAACGACTAAATTGGAAGAAAACTGGACAGCAGACCCGAACTTCTTCAATGGTGATCGTAGGTACTTCTAATGGTAGCGCCGACGATTACAGTCCTCAATGCACCCCTAGTCACTGATCAACAAATCTATGATGTATTGATGCGTGACATTCCAAAAGAATGGAACATACCAATATATCTTGATTTTCCAAGTAACAGTGACAAGGTAAGATATGGGATTTATATTAGCGATGTTCACACCGTTAGTAGAAACCCACATCAACTTGGTATTCAATACTGTGCTTCAATCTATCATGCATTTGATGAGTTTGGAGTAACATATATTTCGTATCAAGAAGATCCTTATAATGTTCAAGTAAACGCAATCGTTGCTAATCTTGTAACAGCAATTAAGGATGATGGTAAACAATTGTTTGATGGATACTTTGAAAGAGACTTTGATCAAATTAGATCATATGGACCAACACAAGCAGAAAAGCATACCTGGACTTTTAGATTATTACGCTTAGAATTTAACACATAACGCCACTTTAAGGAGAAATTACAATGGCACGAATTACAGTTAACACTACTGGCACACAGCCTCACTTATATGTAAGTGCTAATGTTGCCAATGTCGCAGACAATCCACTTGATGTTACTTGCTTGCAGGATGTGACTATCACAAACTCAACAGGTATCTTCAGTTGGACTGATTTCTGCTCAATTGACACTAATAAAATTACTACCCCAGCAGATAACGAAATCACCACTAACATTGTTATTGATGATGAAGGTTACTTCGGTAACGGAAACGCAACTGCTAATACTGCACCATTTTATGGAGTATCAGGTCTCTCAATCAATAAGATTCCTGTTTCGTTCCAGATTGTGTTGAACGGCGACGATACCGCAAATACGGGTGCTTTCTATTACGAAGGTCAAGGTTACATTTCTGCGCTTGCTCCGACAGTAAGCCCAGATGCCCCTGTTTGGGTCTCACCATTGACACTTGCTGTTGACGGTGACATGACTACCGGTCAACTCTAATGACTTGGGGGAGAGGAATCTCCCCCATTTCTAACTAATGAAAGAACAAATCATGAACGAAGAACCAGTCTGGTTAAAGACAGACGAAGAAAAACTTAGGTCGTTGATTGCTGATGAAGCGAAGATGATGCCTATGTTAGACAACATGGCTGCTACTGTTAAGCAGTTAAAAGCAAAACAAACTTTTCGCCTCGCATTGTTAAATCAACTGCTTGAGGCGTCTCAGTCCGAATAAATACACTACAACAACTTAAAGGAAAAACAAATGAATATTGAAGACCTAAAACTAAAACCAGAAGTCGCTAAGTTTTCGCTTGATAGCGAAGATATCATTGCAGCGTACGGAGAAGCAATTGACTTCTACATGTACGACCATTTCTCATTAACAAGATACTTTGATTTCTTCCGCGCACAGAACGAGGGAGATACTTCCAAACTTTCTGAATTAGTTAAGGACATGATTCTTGATGTCAAGGGTAAACCTATTCTTGACAAGCAACATGAACTCCCGATTGATATCTTTACTGCTGCTATCATTAAGATATCTGATCACTTGGGAAAGTCCGCAACCAAGAACTCAACCCAAAAGGGGACTGGAACACAGCAATAATGTTAAATGTTGGGCATCTTGCTAAGACATTTAGTATGTTGCCCAGTCAAGTTGTTAAAGAAGCAACAACTTACGATTTAATGATTGCTGATGTTATGAGTGCTTGGGAAGATTATCAAATTAAAAAGTCAAGTGGCAAACCAGTTGTGCCAGACTTGACAAACGAAGAACTATTAGATATCTTCAATAAGGGCAAGGAAAAGAATGAATAAGATCGTTATTGAACTTAACAGATTACAAAATACTGTATTAAATGAAGCACAACTTGCCCGAGTTGGCGCAGACTATATGCGTTCCATTACGCCAGTTGATACAGGTAATGCTCGTAGTAAAACATATGATCGCAATGGAGAAATCGTTGCTGACTATCCATATGCAAAACGATTAGACGAAGGACATAGTCCACAAAATCAGATTGGTTTGATTGAGCCTACAGTTCAATACTTAGAAAACTACATTCAGTCAAAGGTAAAGTAATATGGCTATGATCAGTGATTTCCTAATCAAAATACAGGTTCAGGGACAAGCAG